AGATAGAACATATAACATTGCATCTGATTGTTTTTGGTACAATCGCAATCATTGGTGTTTTAGCCCGCCAGACCGTACTACACTATGGTTGGGACGAATTCAGCAGCTACCTCATTTTGGTGGTATGCACCATTATCATGGGAGCTATCTATCTCAATCTGCAAATGGTATTCAGACAACTTCTTTCACCTACAATAGAAAAGTGCTTTAGGAGATTTGAGTGCTATCGTAATAAGGCGGTGGTAGCTGAAAATCCAATAGAACATCAGGAATCTATTGAAAATACCATAGATCCAGAACCTATCGTTTCTGAATCTGAACCAGAAATCGAAACTACATCTGACACCACAGAAGAAGTTTCTACTCTCTCGCTTTCAGAATCCAATGAAGACATGGCAGGACTTCCAAAGGAGGAAGTTCCTCCAGCCTCTATTAGCAACATCCCTATTGAGGTGCTTAATCAACTATCAGAATATGAGATTTCCCGTGCAAACGCTATGGCTGAGAAAGAACGAGCATCACAAGAAAAACTTAATAAGGTTATAGCATACACGAAACAGACCTTAGTTCTCTATCTTGATGAAACGGCACTTAACCGTTTGTGCGAATATGTGACAGAATATTACTTGTCAGATACTATGCCAAAAGTCGAACCTATAAAGGTTGATTCTCAATTAAAGACCATTGACATCATGCACTTTGGATGGAATATCGGCAAGGCTTTCGGCAAACCACGTTTACAGACAGCCACATTTATAAAGAGAGTATTTGCCCATACTCTCCGTGATTCAGAAATATCTACCATTGAACGTAAAATGTCGCATACAGAATCTGTATGTAAGATTAAATTAGACAAGAAAATTACCTAATGCCACTTACCTGATTCTTCTTTGCTTGAATTAATGACTATTATTTATTTCTTAATTTTAATATCAACATTCGGTAGATTGCTATACTTATCTATTATGTTCTCCTTATAATAAAGATTCTCTGGCAAATACACAACAACCGTCTGCTCCGTCGATTTTAGTTGTAACAATTTATCAATCACAGCAAATGAGCAGCTAATGGCTGGATTCGCTTGACCACAAATATCAACTATTATTTTTTCACAACCTGTTGGAACCTTCATTAATTCATTTAATACAAATCTTTCAGCTGCTCCCCGGCCAAAAATATCCTTTGCATTAAAATTTATTGTATAGTTTGTCGAAGTAATATCTAAATCCAAATTATTTGGCAAAGAAAGTTCCAAAATATTTTTAGTATCGTATTTATAAGTGATATCAAAGAAACCTGTAGCATACTCTATAGTCGCCTTACCTCCATTCCCTTTACCTTTTAATAATTCCGTACAATCAAATTTTCTTCCATTGTCAGTGAAAATTACCCTATCATTTTCCACCTTAATTCCAAATGTACCAGCTTTCCCATGTTCAAATGCATTAATTGCGATTTCATATGCAAGATCCTTTAAAACATCAAGAGCTAACGAGTTTAGTTTATTAAAAAGACCTGGACGTGAGAAAAAAGCATGAAGTTTATTAACTGACGCGAAAACAGGAATTTGAATTTCAGGTAACAGAGTAGCTCCTTTTACATCCGGATAGAAATGTTCCATTATTGTTGGACGACACTGCACCTCATCTTCTATATCGTCCCATGACCAAGTATCAACGGAAAAAGGATATGCACCTTTTCTTGTAAGGTTACGACAATGTTGTTGAACTTTAACATCTCTTGGTGATGTTGTGGCCATAATAAATGATGTGAGTTTTGGTTTGAAATTTATAGCTTTTTTACACTCACTATCAATCTCATCCGTAGTCAATAGACTCTTATAATTTCCGTTTTTACCTTTACATTGGACTCCAGAATAATCATTATCAAACATATTCTTTCCCCATATATCAACACCATTCTGTGCCTGTCCGTTTCGTCCATTAGGATGGGCATCTGGATCTCTCCACATTTCTTTCCAAAGTTGAAAACACAAATCTTGAAAGTCAGTCCAGTTTGAAGGATATAATAAATTTAATCTCATAAAATCTACTGTTTAAAGTTATTGTTTCAGATATTGGCACTACAAAAGTAGTTAAAATCCTTGTAATCACCACTTATTACCATCAAAAAGTTATCCATCAGTTATATTTTGGTGAATGATTCCACCATTGAAACACCTGTTTCCTTTGCCGTCGAACAATTAAAAACGATT